GTTAGCATAGAATAAGATAAAAAGCAAGGAATAATTTCAAGGAAAGAATACGAAAACTATACCTCATATTACGCCTAGTGTGTGCATGGAGTGTACCTAAAGTGTACCTGAAGTGACACTTTTTCATAATTATTCAACAAAATCACTACATTTGTATAACAATTTATAGGAATTTATGTAAACATTACCTGCATCCATTTAGTAGACAGTGTGTTTCCATAATAATATCAAGGACTTATTACCATAACATCATCTTCACATAAGTATTACACATAATAAAGATTAACAGAATCTTAATTGGTATAGACTATTATGTAAAGCTTTAACATTGTCATAATAAGCCATTGATATTGTTGTCATAATTGGTAATAGGGGGGTAATATTATGGTTAGATGTTATGGGAAGTTAATGTGGTAGGTTTTTCTGGAAAGGGTTTTTCATAAGGGGAGGGGGAAGATTATGGGAAGGGCTTATAAGGTGATCTGACCCTAGTAAAATTTTTAATGTATTTTTGTAAATCCTTGATCTATAAGAATAAAATAGAGAATTACTTTCCGAGACCATCTCCAACCTCTTTAAAATTTTTTATAAAACTCTATTTTTGGTTATTTCTTGCCTATTTCGATAGAGTAGCGATAGATAAAACTTGTTAAAAGTAGATAAGAATGTGCTATAATGGTGAAAACGTCAACCTATACGCTTAGAAGGATATTATTATGGCAGATTTACCAGAAGATTTAGAAAGAAAAACCGACCAATTTACACGTCTCCAAAAAAATTATTGTCAGTTCAGGTCAAAAGGCTTCACTATGGCAGTGGCTGCTCAGAAGGCAGGTTCCTCTGCAAAGGATCGGGCAAGTCTTTCCAGACTAGGTTATGGGATTGAGCAGATTGAGGGAGCTAAGGAGTACATCGAATTCCTAAAAGGACAGAGATCCACTATGGCCTCAATCGATGAAAACGATCTAATGACCTTATTGAAGGACGTGTATGAACGTTCAATGAAAGATAAGAATTATAGGGAAGCGAATAAGTCTGCTGAGTTGATGGCTAAGTGCCTAGGTCTCTTAAGCAAGGAAGTTATAAACCTTCAGAAGAGAGGTGAGACAGACGAAGTAGCAGAAGGAACAGTAGAAAACATCACCCCTTTTAAAGAAGATGAGGGAGAAGAGACTACGAAAGAAAGAACTGTTGAGAGAATGGAGAGACTGCAGCATATGATGAAAGAATTGAATAGATAAAACAACAATCTAATGAAATCAATTACTTACAAATCTTGCCTATATACTTATAAAACAGTTATATAATCTAGATTTTAAAGTTAGAGTATAGGCCCCACCCCTACTTGTCCCCATTGTAACACAGAAATCCACAACATGCAAAACTCTAAAGAAAAAATGAAGTGTTTTCAACGTTTTAAAAGAAAATTAATCTTCCGGCAAACTAAAGCAGAATCACTCTTTTCCTCCCTACTAACTTCTATGGGATTGAAATTTAAGGAACAACGAGGTTTCTTTGCTAAAACAAAAACTTTTTTTATTGCCGATTTTTATTTATCAAAACCCTATCGTGTTGTAATTGAGATTGATGGAGGCTATCACCGAACAACAAAGCAGTTGTTGAAAGATCTAGCAAAAGAAGAATATTTCAATCTACGGCGTTATCATGTTATTCGTTTTTGCAATGAAGATGTAGAAAACAATATCGCATTTGTCAAAAAGCGTTTAAAGAAATTCCTAAAACAAGCTATAAAAGCTAATACCTCAGCCCGATTACGAAAAGATAGACCAGTTCTACTCGATATAACCTATGAAAGAGCCTAGACCATGCTTTTAACAAAGATTACATTCTCAGCTACTACCCTAGCCGACTATACTACAGACCTAGCTAGAAACGTTTCTTTTACCCAAATTGAGGCCTTCTAATGTCAGAGACAATTCAAGATAAGCAGCTAATACGAAAATTAGAAGCAGAACTTCTAGAGCAGATGATTGTAAAAGCTAGAACAGATTTCTATACTTTTGTGAAATTGATGGCTCCAACAGTACTACCTGATAAGTTTGTTGATGGTCTGCATATTCATATTATCTGCAGAAAGCTGCAAGAAGTAGCAGAATCAGTAATAGATACAACAAAAGATCCAATGAGACTTCAGATAATGGTTCCACCTCGTTCTATGAAATCACGAATAGCCTCTAACCTATTTCCAGCCTGGTGCTTAGGCAGACAACCTAATTGGGGCTTTCTTGCTATTGGAGCTGACTTTGAATTCGCTGTTGATAACTTTGGTAGACCGACAAAAGATATTATCGATAGTCCACAGTATCAAGTAATCTTTCCAAAGACTTACTTAAAGAAAGATGTAAAATCTGCTGGGAGATGGGCTACGACTAAAAAGGGAATGTTTGTGGCTAAGGGGGCGGGACAGAATATTGCTGGTCGTAGTGCACATATAACACTTTGTGATGATATCATAACTGAGCAGACTAATGATGTTGAAAGACGTAAAATTAACAGTTGGTATCAGAAAGGTTTAAGAACGCGTCTTCTTCCTAGAGGAGCTGAGATTATTATTAATACCAGATGGTTTGTAGAAGATATTTCTGGCTATATGTTAAAGGTAGATAAAGATTCAGCAAGACCTTGGGAAGTAATAAAAATACCAGCAATATTAACGGAAGAAGCTTCAAAGTTTTTAAGACAAGAAGTGGCTGAGGATGATCCTCGATTTATGGAAGGTACGTCTTTTTGGCCTGAGTTTTGGCCTACAAAGCTTCTCTTAGAGAAAAAACAAACAATGGATCCCGTAGAATGGGCTGCTTTATATCAACAAGAACCTATACTTTTAGAAGGCGGTATCGTTAAAAGAGAAGACTTCCAGATCTGGGATAGTCCAGAACCACCAAAATGCAAATATATTATTGTTTCAATGGATACTGCGTTATCCCAGAAAGAAGTTGCAAACTACTCTGCTTTTACCGTATGGGGTATTTTCTCTAATATCGTAGAAACATTTGACAAAATACCTATCGCTCAAGAAAGTATGATATTATTATCTGCTGGAAAAGGAAAATGGGATTTTACTCAACTCTGTGATAAATGCCAAGAGTTGGATAAACGCTATGTGCCTGACTATTTTATCGTGGAAGAAGCTTCTGCAGGTTTAATGTTGATCCCGGAATTACAAAAACGTTCACTGCCTGTCTTACCGCATAAACCAGAAAGAGACAAGACTTTTAGATTACAAGCGACAACTCCTTATTTTCGAGCAAAAAGAATTTGGATACCTAAAGATAAAAAATGGGCTGAGGATGTTGTACAGGAAGTAGCTTCTTTTCAACCTAGATTGAAAAATCAACAAGACGACTTAACAGATACGGTTTCACAAGCAATTATCTGGATGCGTGATAATCTAAAAATTGATAACGATGCCTACTCTAATCGTTGGGATGATGAAATACAAACACAAAGAGCTAAAACCTACTGGTCAGGAGCCTTGACAAATCAACGGGTTTAGTGTATAATGAGAAAAACAAGGAATAACAATGACCGTTTATAAAAAGTCTAACAAATCTGAGAAAAAACTAAGCAAACTACAAAAAGAATCTGAGCAAATCTCATTAGCCGATACTTCGCAAGTAACAGAAAACGAAGACGGTTCAATAACAGTTGATTTTATAGAGACTGAAGATTTAGAAAATGATGATAATCTTTACGGTTCAGTAACTGCAACGGGGCACTATTCAAATTTGATCTCGAAACTTGATGCAGAACAGATTAAAAGTGTTAGTGCTTCTATTATTGCTAATGTCGAAGCCGATGATAATTCTAGAAAAGATTGGCTTGAGACCTTAAAATTCGGATTCGATCTATTGGGTGTAAAAGTTGAAGAGAAGAATACTCCTTTCGAAGGAGCGTGTTCAGCTCAGCATCCACTTCTGATGGAATCTGCAGTGAAGTTTCAATCAAAAGCTTCTAATGAACTACTCCCAGCTAATGGACCAGCTAAAACTGAAGTCCTTGGCGATTTAACTGTCGAAAAAGAAGAACAAGCTAGACGCGTTAAAGAGCATATGAATTATCAAATTCTGGAAGAAATGACAGAGTTCATTCCAGATGCAGAGAGAATGCTTCTTTATGTACCTCTAGTAGGATCTGGATTTAAGAAAACTTATTTTAACGCCCACTTAGAACGTCCTTGTTCAGAATTTGTACCTGCAGATCAATTTATCGTACCTAATTCTGCACCAGATTTGTTTAGAGCAGATAGATACACACACGTTCTTTATAAAACTAAATATGAACTAGAAGCTGACTTTGCTGCAGGTCTCTACGCTCGTCCTGAATTAGGATTAGGTGAACCTTCAGAGCCTAAACTTTCAGAGGTCCAGAAAAAGACACATGCCTTGATGGGTATAGAAGTTGGTTTAGGGGAGCGGGACAAAGTTTACACCCTCTATGAACAACACGTACTTCTTTTTATCGAAGGTCTAGACACTAACGAAGAAACTAAGGATTACAAAGTCGCATCTCCGTACGTAGTAACAGTTGACGCTAATTCTACTGAAATACTAAGTATCCGTCGTAATTGGCGTGAAGGGGATAAGAAGCGTAGGAAGCGTGTTATTTTTACTCACTATACGTTTGTACCCTCTTTCAACTTCTACGGTTTTGGTTTTCTGCATCTTTTAGGCAATTTACAACTTTCCCTTACCGCAGCTTTGCGTTCTTTAGTTGATGCAGGACAATTTGCTAACTTACAAGGTGGATTTAAACTAAAAGGTGTTCGTATTTCTGGTGATGGTTCTCCAGTGCATCCAGGCCAATTTAAAGATGTTGAATCCCATCTTATGGACATCAACAAATCGATAATGACCTTACCTTTTAAGGAACCTTCATCTGTTCTATATCAAATGCTAAACTTCCTTGATGCTAAAGGTCAGAAATTTGCTGATTCAACAGAGCAAGTCATAGCAGATTCAGTTAACTATGGACCTGTTGGAACTACTATGGCTTTGTTGGAAGCTTCTACAAAGTTTTTCTCAGCTATTCATAAGCGTTTGCATGCCGCTTTGAAGAATGAGTTAAAAATTATTGCAGAGATTAACTCCGAAACTTTGGAAGACGACACTGAATATAATATAAAAAATCAGACTATGCGTATTTCTAGGGACGATTACGGACTGAATGTAGCAGTTATACCTGTCTCAGATCCTAACTCTTCTTCCTCTGCACATCGTATGGCTAAGGCACAAACTTTATACGAATTTGCGATGCGTTCTCCAGAGTATCATGATATGCGAGAAGTTTTAAGACACGTGTATGTAAATATGGACTTTGTGCACATCGATCGTATTATGCCAAAGCCAGAAGAAGCACAACAAAACGATCCTTTGACAGATCTTCAAATGGCAGGACAGGGTAAACCTATAAAAGCTTTTCCAGGTCAAGATCATCAATCTCATATTACATTGAAACAGGCCTTTTTACAAAATCCTGCTACAAGCCAAAATCCAGCTATGCAAAAACTAGCAGTATTAATTCAAGCTAATATACAAGAACATATTCTTCTACAGTTTACTGAACAAGTACAAGCTGCTATGGCTCAATCTGCATCACAGCAGGGTGTTTCTCCTGAACAAGCAATGTCTCTCGCAGCAACTAAAGTTGCACAGATGAACTTACAGCAAATGCAGCAACAAGCAGAAGCAGCGCAGCAATCACCAAAAGACCAAGCTACCTTGCTTTTAGCTCAAGCAGAGTTGATGGATACTCAAACACAACAACGAAAACAAGCATGGCTTGAGAAAAAAGATACGGCGGATTTAGAATTGAAGAAAGAGCAACTTGACCTACAAAAAATGAAGCTTGTATCTGAAGCAACGACCGTCGATAAGAAAATCGCTGCTGAAACACAGAAGTTAGTAACAACTAAAGGTCTAGATGCCATGATACAAGGCCTTTCTGATAAAACGAAAGACAAACCAAAGAATGAAACAACCACTAAACGATAACTCGACGGTAAGGCATTTGGATTATGATAAACGTGAAGAAACGCTAATGCGTGCTTTAGAAGATACATTGTATGAAAGATGTACTGGCCTAACAGTATCAGCTGTTATCGGAACGTTACAGATTTTGACAGAAAAATTTTAACAAGAACGAGGATTATAATGATGACTGATAATATCGAGGAATTTCCTGGTACTACTCTTTTAGATATCGAACCTTCTACCATTCTTTCTGCAGCACTCAAAGCAGATTTGTCTACAAGTATTGTAATAGGTATAAATGAAAATGAAGAGCTTTATTTTGCCTCTTCTACCGGTAACATGGCTAATATTCTATATTACTTAGAGTTAGCTAAAAAAGAACTTCTTGACTTTGCATAAAATGTGTGGTATTATAGTATAATGGATAATAGTATGTATACAGAACAAAAATTTATGAGTGAATTTCGTAAACTCTTAGATGAAAAGATAACTTCTTTGTCAGCAACTACTGTTGCCTATCCATTACCACATGAAGAGTACCTAGTAAATGTGGGCGCCATACGGGCGCTTATTTCGACTAAGGAAGAATTCGAACATCTCTTAAAAACATTTTTTACAGGATAATATAAATGACGACTTCACTTTTAAATTCGTATCAAGCTAGTAGCAAGATGTCTCAAAATAGCTGGATTACAGATCCTTCAATTCCAGATCCAGAGAATCTACCGATTCCTCTTGGATGGTGCGTTCTAATTAGACCGTATCCAATTAACTACAATCGTGAAAAAACCTCGATTATCATGTCTGATTCAGATATTGATTTTCTAAATCACGTAACTAATATGGGTAGAGTAGTGGCTGTAGGTCAGTCCTGCTGGACCCGTTCCGAACACAAAGACGCAATGGGCGAGTATGCTCCTTGGGCTAAAGTGGGCGATTTCGTATCTTTTCCTAAAAATGTAGGATCAAGACGTAAGTTTAAAGGCGTATCTTATGTATTGTTAGTAGATGACGAAATCGTTGAACGTCTACCAGATCCACAAGTTTTTGATGATGGTTTCTATAAAGTAGAGATCCCTCAAGAACATTTGGAGAAATACAACACAATATATAAGAAAGAAAACACTCTATGACAACAGGATACACTGAAATACCTATAAAACGAGACGCAATCACGGTGGAGTTTGAAGAAAACGAACCGACAGTCGTCGATACCGCGGCAGTTGAAGATGTTACTCTTGCTGAAGCCGTGAAAGTAGAAGCTCCTGCTATAGAAGTACCTACTACTTCTGCTAAACCTAAGGAACAATCTAGGGCGCAAAAACGTATACGTCAGTTAAGCGCTGAAAAGCAAGATGCCCTCAGTCAATTAGAACAAATGAAAAAGGATAAGCTTGAATTAGAACGTAAACTAATAGAAGGTTCAAAACATTCTAAAACATCTATGAAAGATACGTTAGATAGTCAAGTAAAAATGCTTTCTTCTAATCTAAAAGAAGCTATTCAAAATGGCGATGCTGAATTAGCAGTTAGTTTGCAAAATGATTTAATAAACGCTAAAATGGAACTGGCTTCTATTAATTATGATCTGAAAACCACCGAATCAGTAGTAAAAACCGAATCAGTTGAAGAAAAAAAGATTTCTTCTGCACCAGTTTTACCAGAAGCAGCAATTGTTTGGATCGAAGAACATCCTGCTTTTTCTTCTGATGAACTCTTCCGTGTTTCTGCAATTACTGTTAATAATCAATTGCTTAGAGAAGGTTGGGACTTAGAAACAGATGAGTTTTATGAAGAGTTAAATAAACGCCTTTCTAAACGTTTTCCGGAAGCATTTGTTATCGCTGAACAAAAGGGTGTAGAATCTAAGAATGATAAAAAAACGTCTGTTGATAACCAAGAGGACGTAAAAGACAAGGTATCGAAAGCTAGATCTGTAGAACAAACAGTTTCTGGTTCCTCTCGCCCTTCTTCTGTGGCCGTAAACTCTTCTATAAAAAAGACTTCTGTTCAACTAACCGCAGACGATGTGGCGCAAGCCGAAGAATGGGGTATCTCGTTAGAACAAATGGCGCGTCGTATAGCGCATGCTTCAAATAATAAAAGAGTTGATGGGTATGTTCCCATCGTAATAAGTAAATAAGGAACCTAGAAAATGACAAAAGAAACAAAAACTAAATCTACAGATGAAACTAAAACTGAAGGTCGTACACCTCGTAAAAAAGTATATACAAGAGTACGTGAAGGCGAAATACCAGCAAGCTTGATTGAGCACTTTAAAGCTGATAACTACGATTTAAAATTAGTACGTTATTTGATTCAAGGTGATGAGGATTATCGTTATCTGTATCGTCGTGAACGTGAAGGTTATGAGTTTGTAACACCAGAAGAAATCCCTGCAAAGCATATGGCTGGTCTACAAGTTCTCAATACTAAAAACCATCAAGGTCTTGTAACTATGAGTGATCTTTGCCTTATGAAAATTGATTGCGATTTGAGAAACTCTCGTCGTAAATCTTTTCAAGATGAAACAGATCGTCATGTAAACTCTGTTGATATCCACGTATTAGAGAAAAAAGGTTTTAGAAACTTAGGTACTAAATCAAAAATAATGACAAGAGAACCTACTTTCCAAGAGTAGAATAATAGAAAAGAAGGAAAACAAAAATGGGAACTGCACCAAGAAAAGGCTTTAATCTAGCACGAACTGTAGGCTCTACAGGCACAAATGCTGGTCTTACAGCGTATAAAATTGCTACTGGCTATGCAACTGCGTTAGGCGTTGGCGATGCTGTAAAACTGACTACTGACGGTACTGTAATTAAAGCTGCTAATAGTGCAGGTAATCTCGGTATTATACGTAGTATCCAGTACACTGATACTAATGGTGACATTAAGATCACTAAGTACTGGCCTGCATCTACTACTGCGACTAACATCGAAGTATTGGTGGAAGATAATCCTCTAAATACATATCATGTTGTTGCTGATGGTCCAATCCCAGAAACAATTGTTTATCCTGGTCTGATGTACGCTATGAACTTGACAGCTGCTGATTCAGCTACTGGACGCTCTCAAATGACTGTCAACTCTATCCCTACTATTACAGGCGACGTAGATTTATCTGCTGTTGTAACCTTAGTTGGTACAGTTGCTGGTATGGCTGATGGTGATGCTTTTACAATCAAAACCACTAATCCAGCTAACTCTGCCGTGACAATAAGTATCGCTACTGCGACGACAAAAGTTGCGTTCCTAGCAGCCCTAAACGCTGTTACTGGTATCTCCGCATCTGTCGCTGCTGGTACAGGTTTCCTAACAATTCAAGCAACCGATGGTTATTTTATTACCACTGTTGAAACTGCTGGAAATCCTATCACTGACCTATTTGCTGTTGCTTCTCATACCGCTGCTGGCACCAAAGCTGTTGCTATTGGTTCCTCTATGGTAAAAGTAGTTAGCGTTCCTGATCGCGACAACAAAGTTATGGAAGTTGCTTTGACACTTCCAGCAATCTTGGCCGATAGCTAATAGTTTAAACAATAAGTAAAAGAAGGATATAAAAATGACTGTTGTAAGAGGTATGTTACCTAAATCACTAGTTCCTGGCGTCCACGAGTTCGTTGGACTGAGTTACGGAGCTACACCAGAAGAGCACTTGCCGCTCTTTGAAATGCTGACGTCTAAACGTGCTTGGGAAGAAGAAGTAATGCTTTCCGGTATGGGTGGCGCACCAACTAAAGCTGAAGGTCAAGCTGTAACGTTTGACGATATTCAAGAAACCTACACAGCTAGGTATTCTATGGAAACTGTAGCTATAGGCTTTGCCTGTTCTAAAGAAGCGTTTGATGATGACCAGTATGGCAACATCTTGCGTGCTAAATCTCAAGAACTTGGTCGCTCTATGGCAGATACTAAGCAAGTAAAAGCGGCTGCTATTTTCAACCGCGGCTTTAATACTTCTTATACTGGCGGTGATGCTCAACCACTCTTCTCTAATAACCACCCAACTTCAAGTGGTACAGATTTTGATAATAAACTTTCTGTTGACTTGTCCGAAGGTGCTTTAGAAGATGCTTGCATTTCTGTTGGTTTGTTCACCAATGATCGTGGTATCTTGATTTCTGCTAGCCCGATGTCTTTGCATATTCCAGCTCAATTGGAATTTACTGCTAACAAGATCTTGAAGGCAGAGTATTCTGGTACTTCTAGTGCTCTCATCAAAAACGCAGCTGGTACTGAGAATGTTGGTGGATTGCTGATGCAGCCTAACCTAGTTGGTATGCGTTTCCCTAAAGGTATACATGTTAACCGTCGCTTTACTGATATCGATGGTTGGTTTATGCGTACATCCGTAGCTAACGGTACCAAAATGTTTATTCGTGAAGCTCTGGCCGGTTCTAATGATGGTGACTTCTCTACTGATAACATGCTCTTCAAATTCCGTGAGCGTTATGGTCTCGGTTGGACTGATTCACGTCAGTGGATTGGTTCTGAAGGGGCTTAATATTTCGGTCTCTGATTACTGAATAATTAAGAAGAGCCCAGCTTAAAACGTTGGGCTTTTCTTTTTAAACAGTCTTGAGATATGTTATAATAGACGACAGGAGTAATTAATGTCCATTAGACGTAACAAAAAACTTTACGACGCAGTTGCAGCTGGAACCGGTTCATGGGTTGCTTTGGATTCTCGTCATGATGATAATCCAGCTAGCAGACCACTGAGAATTGTTTTAACAGCTGGAGATACATTAACTTTGCAAGGTATCGTCAAGGACGCGAAGGGAATAGATAAGTCTTTCTTAGATAATCTTTTGGCTGAAGATATCTCTACGCTAAAAATTTATACCGTCTCCGAAGTAGATATTCTGGATGGAAGTTGGACGTATATTCGTGCGATAAAAACAGGTACTGCTGGTAAAGGTATTCTAGAAGGTTATATCTAATGTCTGTGTTAAGGCATCCACTTCGTGAGGCTTTATACCATCCTTTAGTGGGTGTTTTGAGTAGCCTTCCGTATGATACCAGCGATGCTTTTCCAAGCCCTGGTGGTGCATTTTCTTCAGCTTTCTCGGCAGCCTTTGACTTAGCTATCGTAAGAAATCAGTTCTCTAGTGCATTTAGTTCTGCGTTTGCTAGATTTAATAGACCAAAAGAGTTTTCATCTGCTTTCTCAGATGCGTTTACAAATAACAATATATAATATAGGAGTTATACTATGACACAATTAACAAAAGCAGCTTTGGGTACTCAAGTATCAACACTAGCAGCAGACAATACAGCTGGCGATATCTCAGCCGCAGACCTTCGCTCCCTTTTGACTGACACGGCTGATTCCCTTGTAGGTGGACCTGCATCTGCTACTGACAATACTATTCCAAGATACGATGGCACAACTGGACAATTAATTCAAGGTTCTGGTATAGTGATTGCTGATACAACTAACGACGTATCAATAATTGGTAATATAACTCCTACTACTGGTTCTGCTTTAAGAACAGCCACTACTGCGACAAACACTATTTTGCTACAAGCTTACGATGTTGATGGTGTTGCTTACTCTACCTTTGCTACTTTGACAGCTAACAACGCTCCTGCTCTAGCAATCGCAGCTCCTGTGGGTGGTACTGTAACAATAGATGGTGCTGTCATTGGTGGTGTAACTGCTGCTGCAGGTTCATTCACTACTTTAGCTGCTTCTGGAGATGTTGCAGTTGCTACAAATAAATTCACTGTAGCGTCTGCCTCTGGTAATACTTTAGTGGCAGGTACTTTAAACGTAACTAGCGATGTAGCAGTTGCTACGAATAAATTTACAGTTGCCGCTGCTTCGGGTAATACTCTAGTAGCTGGTACATTGAATGTTACTAGTGACGTAGCGGTAGCTACTAATAAATTTACTGTTGCTGCAGCTACTGGTAATACTGTTGTTGCTGGTACTTTGGGTGTCACAGGTTTAACTTCTGTTGTTGATGTTACTTCTTCTGGTTACGCACGTAAATCAGTCGGTAATGCTCTGACAGCTACAGGTACTACTCGTGCAGACGCTTTGCAATTAGCTAAACAAATAAACAATGTTACTACTGTAGCTGCTGGTACAGGTGTTATCCTACCTGCTGGTGCTGTTGGTGATATTATAATTGTTGAAAATGCTGGTGCGAATATTGCTAAAGTCTACGCTTCAGGTGCGGATACCATTGATGGTGTTGCAGGTGCTACAGGCGTTAACTTAACCAATGCAAAACGTTGTATGTATATCTGTGTTGCGGCTAATACAATTATAAGTGCTCAACTTGGAGTTATTTCTGCTTAATTAATCTTATAATCCATGGAGGAATTTACACATGGTTGCTACAACGAGCGGTACTACGACCTTCTCTTTAGATGTTGATGAGATCATCGAACAAGCATTAGAACCACTAGGTGGAGAACATCAATCAGGTATTGATGCTGAGAAAGCTCGTCGTACATTAAATCTTGTTTTGATTATGCTTCAGAATAAAGAAATTCCACTTTCTAAATTAGAATTTACTACTCAAACTATTACTTCTGGTACAGCGGCTTACGTTTTAAATACAAATATTGTCGATGTGCTTGATTGTTCTGTTGTTTCAGATAGCACAGACTTATCTTTAGAACGTCTTTCTATAAGATCATACCAAGATTTTCCTAAAAAAGCTACTTCAGGTAGACCAACTTTATTCATGACACAGCGCAATAAAGACGCTGTAACTATGACTATGTGGCCAGTTCCTGACGCAACGTATACTACGAAACTATTAGTGTCAAAAAAGATAGAGGATATCACAGCTTCTTACCAAAAGATCGACATTAATACGCGCTATCTTCCCCTTCTAATTGCCTGGTTGTCCTACGAATTGTCTAAATCAAAATCTGGTATAGAAGAAGTTGTAAAAGCGAGACTAGAAAAAGATTACAAAGAACTATTGCCAGATACCTTTGAAGAAGATAGAGAACGTACTGACGATAGGTTAGTACCTGGAGGTATTTGTGGTAGATAGAGGTGCATGGGCTATTTCAGACCGTTCTGGTTTTAAGTACCCAATGAAAGAAATGATCAAAGAACCGGGTACTGGTTATCTAATTCATAGATCAGAATCAGATGGACAATATAACGCGGTAGATCATCCTCAAGCACACTTAACTAAGTATGCAACATTAGGTGGAGATCCTAAACCTATCAAGAACGCTAGACCAGATAGAAATTGGGTAACTGATATCTTTTTGACTGATGCTAGTGGTAATTTTTTAACAGATTCATGGACAAGTCCTATAGAGGTTTTATAATATGGTACAAATAGCAGATCTTCCAATTGCATCTACTTTAGATTCAGGCGACTTAATCCCTATTTCTCAAGGTGGTGTTTTAAAACGTGCAACGAAAGCTTTAGTGTCTAGTCCTATCTCTGATGGAGACAAAGGGGATATAACTGTTTCCAGCACTGGCACACTTTGGACGGTTGATGCTGGACTGCCTGCAGATAGAATCGCTAATGGAACAGTCTCCAACACGGAATTTCAATACTTAGATGGAGCTTCTTCTAATATTCAAGGTCAAATTAATGCAATTAATGTTGCCATTGGTCCGGTAGCAGATACTAATTCATCTACTACCTATGTGGCTTTGTATGAGGCTGCTACAGGTGTACAAGGTGGTAAAACAGATAGTGGTATCACCTACAATGCAGTAACAGGTGCCCTCTCAGCGACTTCTTTTGTTGGTCCTCTTACTGGCACAGTCACAGGTAGCCTCGTTGGAAATGCAACAACAGCCACAGATACTGCTTTAAAGAGTGGTACTGGATCGACATACGTGACAAATACTTCTCCAACGATTACGACACCAACAGTATCCGGCTTAAGCACAGCTTCTACTGAAGCAGACCAGGAAAAAATTAGTTTAGATGATTCGCCTTTTAGAGAAGGCACTTGGAGTACGATAGCTAGCGGTGCGCTTTACACCCTTTTAAGTAACGACTACGCTATGAAGTATTGGTCGCATAATACAGCCTTAGATGCTTCTGGCAACTTCCTAGGTCGTGGAGACGCTGGTACTTGTGCTGTATGGGCATTTACAGAAGGTGATAAAGAGCAGACATTTACTTCTGCTACGGCGGCACCCGGCAACGTTCCTTCTGTCTGGACTAAAACCAGAGATTTTAATGTTGCTACAGGAAATGTAACTTATTCCGGTATTGTCACTGGGGCTTCCTTTGCAGGAGCTACCACCAATTTCTCTGGTATTATGTCATCGGTAGGTGCGAACGTTGGTGCAGCGAAAATTACAAACGTTGCGAATGGAACTAGCGCGAATGATGCTGTAAACTATGGACAACTCTCAGCTATTACAGGTGGTCTATTACCTCAGAATCCAGTAGCAACACCAAACGTAATCGATGACAGCCTTTCAACTCCTCCGGGAGCGCCTGTGACTGGAGAAGCCTATCTTGTTGGCGCAGTTGCCACTGGTGCTTGGACCGGTTTAGAAGGACATTTAATGCAATGGTCAGGAGCTGCTTGGATTGATGTTTTAAATAGAGCTGTTATTGTAGGAGACCGTTTAGGTCTTGCTTTAGAGCACGGTACCGTAGCAGGTGGTTTTGCAACTAAAGATGATAATTTAGCACAAATCACAAATGCTACTCCAGGTACCTACGCATATACGTTCACAACTCCTTTAAATCAATATACAGTGGCTATCAATGGTGTAAACTCACCAGATCTTGGGCATGGCTATTATTATAATAGCACATCAGCAGCATGGGTAGAATATATCACTGGAGCAGGGACAGTGGCAGGAAATGGTTTAACTCTTTCTGGCCAGACTATGACGATTGATACAGCAATCACTGTTGACAAAAATACAGCGCAGATTCTAACAAATAAAGACATGTCGTCGGCAACGAATACATGGCCTACATTCAATCAAAATACCACTGGTAGTGCTGCAA